CAGGTATGACACTAAATATCTCTCGCATGACTACAGGCACAAGCACTGCAGTTCAGGCTTCTGAGAACTCTGCTGTTTCTGAAACAGACAGCGATGATACACTCTTGACTATTGATGTGCGTACAATCGCAGGTCAGCAAGATCTATCAAAGCAGGTCATTGAGCGTGGAACTGGCGTAGATGCATTCGTCGTACAGGACCTAATCCGTTCATGGCACACCACTCTTGACAACCAGATCCTCAATGGTTCTGGAGCATCAGGACAAATTCGTGGTATCCGCAACACCTCTGGCGTTAACTCTGTAACATATACAGATGCTTCACCAACAGTTGCAGAACTATATCCAAAGTTGGCAGATGCTTACCAGAAGATCCAAACTGGCGTATTCATGAATCCTACACACTGGATCATGCACCCACGCCGCTTGGCATTCTTGCTTGCTGCTGTTGATGATGCAAAGCGTCCACTTGTTGTTCCTACAGCAAATGGTCCAATGAACGCATTCTCAACTGGTGCAGGTTCAGCATCTTACGGTAACTCTGGCTACTCATTGATGGGTCTACCTATCATTGCTGATGCTAATGTTGTTACTGATGCAGGTGCAGGTACAAACGAAGATGAAATCTATTGCGTAACAGCACCAGAACTACATCTTTGGGAGCAGGCTGGATCACCATTCGCATTGACATTTGATGCAACTGGTGCAGGCTCACTCACTGTTAAGTCAGTTGTTTATGGATACTCAGCATTCTCTGCTGGTCGTTATCCTGCAGCAACATCCGTAATTAGCGGAACTGGTTTAGCAGCACCATCATTCTAAGTTAGATTTGCATAGAGCACAGGGCCTCCCGCACTCTATTGCAATACTTAGAGTAATCTAAGGAAGGGCAGGCTGGCAGACGCCCCGATTTGTCAGCCTGTTCCTTTTAAACGAGGGAAAATGAAAAAACTTAAAAAGATATTTAGAATTAAAAAGGAAACAGCAACTGCTCTACCTAAAGTAGAAAAGGCTATGTTACCTAAATTGGAGAAGAGGAGCAAATGAGTCAATCAAGCACAGTTTATACAACTTTGGCTGATGTTAAGAATGCATTGCAGATAGAAGATTCTATAGATGATGTTGCTATTGAAGCAGCGATTCTTACTGCCAGTCGTCAGATTGATGAATATTGCCAAAGATTTTTTTACCAAGAGGGTAGTCAAGCATTCCCTGCTACAAGATACTACACAGCATACAGCCCTTGGTATGTAGAAACAGACGATATCGTTGAAGTAACAGAATTGGCTTGTGATGTTGATTTTGAACAGACATATACTCAAATATGGAATGTTACAAGTGCTCCATTAGATGTTATGTACGAGCCAGTAAACAATCCACTAAAGGGATGGCCTTATACAAGATTATTGGCTATAGGCTCATATGTATTTCCTTACTTCTTCCCTCAAACAGTGCGGGTATCAGGAATATTTGGATTTCCACAAGTACCATATGAAGTAGAGATGGCCTGCAAGATTCAGGCATCAAGATTATTTGTAAGAAAGCAATCACCATTTGGAATTGCTGGATCTGTAGAATTGGGTACAGTTAGATTAAATTCAAGACTTGACCCAGATGTAGAAATGTTGTTAAAGACATTTAGAAGAAATAAGGGATTGGCTTACTAATGATTCAAATTAGCAAAGTAAGAGAGCGTATTGGAAAGAATATAGAACGCATATCTGGCATTCGTATTTATGATCAAATCCCAGATGTTGTAGTTCCTCCATGCGCTATAGTAGGTCAATTAGATTTCACATTTGATATTGATAATGCTCGTGGTTTGGACCAAGCATCCGTTGATGTTTATGTGATTGTTCAGAGAATCTCCGAAAGAGCAGGGCAAGAGAAACTTGATGAACTCTTAGGTGGAACTGGCAATAAGTCAATTAAGACTGCCATAGAATCTGATAGAACATTAGGTGGACTTGTTAATACTCTAAGAGTTATAAGTGCTGAAAGCGGTACATATGGTTCTGGAGATCAAACATTTTTATCTTATCGTTACAACCTCACAATTTGGGGCTAAGGAGAACAAAATGGAATATACAGTTACCTCAAGTAAAACAGTTTGCGGTAAGATTAATGGTGAAAAACTTACCGAAGATGATATAATTGCTTATGGGAGTTCAGTAGAATTTCTCGTCAATGCAGGACATATCAAAAAAGCAGGGCAGACACCAAAAGCAGTAAAAGAAATAAAAGAAGAAGTGCAAGTGCTAAAGGAAGAACCAGAAGCATTTGTTTTTAACACATTTAACAATGAACAAGGAGATAAATAATAATGGCTCGTTTAGTACTTACAAATGTTGAAGTTACTATTGCTGGTGTAAGCCTCGCTGATCACATTGCATCTGTAACTCTTTCAAGCACATATGATGTTCTTGAAACCACAGCATTCAAAGGTGGAAATGTTCCACAAGCAGCAAAAGAGCGTATCGCAGGTCTTGTAGATAACTCAGTAACTCTTGAGTTCCATCAGGATTTTGCAACAGGCGAAGTTGAGCAGACAATCTACCCACTCTTGGGTACAGTTGCTGCAATCAAGGTACAGCCTGTAAATGCTGCAATTTCAGCAGACAACCCAGAATATCAATTCAATGCGTTGATTTCTGAGTGGACACCTCTAAATGGTGCAGTTGGCGAACTCGCTACAGCATCAGTTACATGGCCAATCACTGGCGCTATCGTTAAGGATGTAACTCCGTAACATGGCCAAAATGGTTCTAACTAACGCAAGTGTGGTATTTGAAGGCGCATATGATTTTAGCGACCATGTGTCAAGCATAACGCTTTCAACTGTCCACGATGTTTTAGATGTGACTCCTGTGAAGGATGGCGTCATCTATAAAGAAGTAATTGCAGGTGTTGGAACTAATACAGTAACATTTGATTTCTATCAAGATTTTGCAAACAATTCTATTGAAGAGTTTTTTGGTGGAGAACCAGGAAATCCTTTGATGCCAAATCGTGTAGGAACAAAGGTTGCATGTGCAGTCAAGCCAATAGCGTCTGCACCAATATCAGCAACAAATCCAGAATATCGCTTTGATGCATTAGTAACTGAATGGACTCCGCTAAATGGTGCGGTAGGCCAACTAAGTACTATCGCTGTGTCCTGGCCTATCTCTGGAGCAATCACTAAGGATGTAACTCCTTAGTTTAATTAACTAACCTTAAAGGGGCGAAATATAATGGATGGACTAAGTATCAAAGTAAAGACCAGTGACGGAGAAGAAGGCGTTTATAGCCTTCGTCCCAAGACTCTTGTTGCATTTGAAAACAAATATAATAAGGGTTTTGCTAAGTTGTTAACCGAAGATCAGAAGTTGGAGCATATCTACTTCCTGGCTTGGGCAGCGATGAAGGATGCTGGTAAGGTAGTAAAGCCTTTTGGCGAGTCATTCCTTGACACACTTGATAGTGTTGAACTGGAGACAGACCCAAATTCAGAATCCACAGAGACAGCCTAACCTATACGGTAGCCATGGTTTCTGTGGAGACTGGCCTTTCTCCCAACGACTTGCTTGAAGCGCCTGACGGTGTACTTGAAGCAATTGTTATTTATCTCAAGGAGCGATCCAAGAATGCGAGCAGGTAATGAGTAAAGATGTTATAGTGCTGACTGGCGTCAAAGAAACACTAAAAGCATTAGAAACATTTGATAAGAATGCAGTTAAAGAATTTAACAAGATTCTTAATTCTGAACTAAGCAGTGCTAAAAAAGAAGCACAAGGCTTAGTAAAATCAGAGCCTCCACTAAGTGGTTGGGCTACTCAGCCTGCTCGCAATCCTCGCTCTCGTGGTGGTGCTGGATGGCCTGCCTGGGATCAAAGCGTTATTAAGGCTGGAATAACATCCACAAAGGCTGAGGGTAAGGTTAGAAGAGACTATACAACAAATGCTGGTGCACTAAAAAATAGATCAGCAGCAGGTGTAATTTATGAATTAGCGGGAAGAAAGAATAAGACCGCAGGTAAGAACAAATTTATAGATAATTTAAGCAGAGAAGATTCTCCATTTATGCCATCAAGATTAATTTGGCATGTGGTAGATAAGAATAGAAATAAAATGTCTGAAAATATCTATAACGCTTTGGAAAAGGCTAAATCAACACTACAAAGAAATTTATTAATGAGGAGAGGCTAAAATGACTACAGGTGCAGTAATTGCAAGGATTGTCTCTCAATACTCTGATAAAGGTAGTAAGGCTGCCCAAAAAGATATCGCAAAGACAGCCAAAAAGATTGATGATTTTAATAGAAAAGTAGTAAAGGCTTATGCTGCTGGAGCAGCCGCAGCCGCATTGTTTGCATATAAGGTTGGAAAGTTTGCTGTTAAATCAGCAGTAGAAGATGCAAAATCACAAGAAGTTCTTGCTAATGTTTTAAGAACTACAACTAATGCTACAAATGCTCAAATTGCAGCAGTAGAAGATTATATAACAAAGCAACAATTACTGACAAATGTTCAGGACACAGAATTAAGAGCGAGTTATGCTACCCTTGTTGCAGCAACAAAAGATACAACAGACGCACAATATCTAAATAGTTTAGCCGTAGATGTTGCAATTGGAGCAAATAAAGATTTAAGTACTGTAACAAGTGCACTTGCAAAAGCAGCACAAGGAAATTTAAGACCTCTTGAGAAATTAAATCTTGGTCTTGATAGAGGAGCCATAGCAGCAGGTGATTTTAAAAGAGTATTTGCTCAACTTGGACAGACTTATTCTGGCACAGCAGCAAAAGTAGCAGCCAAAGACCCATTTACCAGACTGAAAATACAGTTTAGCGAAATAGCAGAACAACTTGGTACTGCTTTATTACCAGCATTAACAGATCTTGCGCTTAGAATTCAAACAGAAGTTGTTCCTCAAATTGAAGACTGGATTGAGAAAAATGGAACATTAATAAGCAAGTCCCTTCTTGATCTCGTAAAGACCATTGAAAATATTGCTAACGCTGGCGTTGCATTAATTACATTCTTGGCAAGATTTGAAACACTTTTAAAGGCGATTGCTTTTATTGCTCCGTTTGGATTTGTGGCATCTCAGTTGATGCTTGTTGGTAAATTTACCAAGGGAGTGCTTGATGGAATTGAAACCCTTGTAAAACGAGCAGGCGGACTCAAAACTGTTGGAGGACTACTCAAAGAAGTAGGCAAAGTTGTTAAAGGCACAACAGGATTCTGGGCAAAATTTGCAGTAGCAATTAGAAATGTATGGACAATTATTTCTATGATTGTTCCTCAAGCAAAAGCCGTTGCAATTGCTATTGCTGGTATTGGTGCTGGATTTGCCTTAATTAAAATTTTATTTGGCAATAATACAAAAGCCGTAGAAAAAAGTAGCCAGGCACTTGGAGAGCAGGCTCGTACTGCATTAAGAGCATCCAGAACTAATCGTCTAACAGCAGAACAACTTAAAAAGAAGACTGAAGAAGAAAAGAAAAATGCAGATGCTATTGCAGCCTCTGCTGCTGCACAGAAGAAAGCGCTTGAGCAACAAAAGAAAAATGCAAAGTTTGAAGCAGACTATGCAAAGATCAATGCTCGTATAGCCAAAACTCATGGCGTTAAACTATTATCTGCAGAAGAAGAAAAATTAGTTCAAATTAATGCTGCTGAGGCATTGCTAAATAGACAGCAAAAAATTGATGAAATAAATAAGCAGAAACTAAAAGATCTTAAAGAAGAAGTTTTGCTAAGAAAAGTTGTTAATGACCTTTCACAAAGATATGATGATATCCTCAAGGCATTGGCTGATAACGACATTAGCAGCAAAGATATTGTTGCCCTTGCTGGTAAGTGGGGCGTCACAACAGAAGCAGTAGAAGCATATTTGGCTACAATATTTGCTGTTGAAGATGGAACAATATCAGATGATGAAGTTATTAATCTTGCACAAAAGTGGGGCAGCACACAAGCCCAAGCAGCACAGTATCTTGATTTCTTCACAGCATTAAATGATGGAGTTCTAAGCGATTCTGAAATTCAGAAGTTAATGACCAAGTGGAAGATGACTGAAGACCAAGTACGCTTGTACGCTGATTTTGTTGGTGTAGTAAATGATGGTAAGTTAACTGATGCTGAAATTATTAAAATTCAAGAAAAGTGGAAGTTAAGCACTGACCAAGTTGTTGAATACATCAAGAAGATTGGTGCTCCTGTTTCTTATTCAGGTACCCTCATTGATCCTGCTAAGGCAGCAGAAATTGGTTGGCTAAGTGCTACAGCAGCATTAGAAAGATATTTGGCTCTTTTAAAGGCAGGCACTGGAGTTGTAGTTGGCAAAACTGCACCTGGAGGATTTGTTCCTGGTTCTGGCGAAGATCCTGCAGTAATAGCAGCAGCAAAAGCGGCAGCAGATGCCGCAGCAAAGGCAGCAGCAGATGCAGAAGCCTTAGCAAAAGAAGCAGCAGATGCAGCAGCCGCAGCAGCAAGAGATGCAGCATTGAGAGATTATGCAGCAGCAAAAGCAGCAGGCGACATGGAGACTGCATCACTGTATGCAGCACAAGTAGGACCAAGTGCATTGGCAGCAGGAGAATCTGGAGCCATTGGTGCAGCATCAATAGCATCAGCATTAAGAGCAGCAGAACAAGCATTGCAAAATGAAAGAATTATGAGTACATATGCTGGTTTCAGGGCTAAAGAAAATGCAGACGCAGTCTCAGCAGGTATTCTTGGCGGTAGTATGACAGATGCAGCAGCAGACGCTGCAGAAAGAGCAAGATTTAGAGCACTTACTCAAGGCACAGTTGCTACAGGAGCAGGTATTTCTGGTGGTAATTTAATGGGTGCCCCAATTGTTAACATTACTGTACAAGGCTCTGTAACATCAGAACAAGATCTTGTCCAAACAGTCAGAAATGGACTATTGGCAACACAAACTAATGGAAACTCGTTACTATTAGAGGCAGTTTAAAATGGCAAAACCAAAACTTGGCGTAGAGATTGATTTTGCAAATGGCCCAGCATTTGGATATCCATTCTTACTGAATGACCCAAATTTTGGTATTTTAGATGAAAACATTCTTGCAGATGCTCCAGCAGACATTGTAGACATATCTGCTCAAGTAAGAAGATGCTCTACTCGTAGAGGTCGTAACCGTATTCTTG